CGTTCGCATCACCTCCCCCATCGGCACGGCCATCTATCCCCGGCTGACCACGCCCGACACCAAGTTCGATAAGGACGGCGTGTACAGCGTGGATCTGGAGATGGACCCCACCGACAAGGAAGTCGTGGCCTTCATCGATGGACTGAAGAAGGCAGCGGACGAGGCTTACAAGGCCACCTGCGAAAGCAAGGGTGGCAAGAAGTTGAAGCGGGCCGACCTCCCCATCAAGGAGACCGAGGACAACATGGTCCGCATCAAGTTCAAGTTGAAGGCCAAGGCGGGCAACGAGGAGAAGTCGTGGGAGCAGAAGCCCGTGCTGTTTGATGCACAGGGAACCGCGATTCAGACCGCTCCCAATGTCGGCTCCGGCAGCAAGGTGAAGGTTGCGTTTGAGGTCATCCCGTTCTTCACGGCCATGGTTGGCGCAGGGGTCTCCCTCCGCATGAAGGCCGTGCAGATCCTCGACCTCAAGGAGTACACCCCCGGCGACAACTTCGATGCCTACGGGTTCAAGGCTGACCCCAAGGGCTTCGTGGCAAAGGCTGCGACCGAGGCCACGACCGATACCACGGATGACGATTCGGACTTCTGATGAAGATCGTCCTCTGGGTTGATCCGACTCCTGCAAGCCGCCCCCGAGTTTCTCGGAAGGGATTTGCATACTACGGAAAGACCTACGAGCGGTATCGCCGTGAGGCAAAGGCAGCCCTTGGAGCCGTAAAGAAGCCCAAGGGCTGCCCCCTCCCCGGCCCTCTGAAGGTGAAGATTGCTTTCTACTGTCGGTCTCCCAAGAAGCCTTCCAACACTTGGCCGATTGGAGACATCGACAATCACATCAAGTCGATCCTCGACTCGCTCAACGGATGGGCGTGGGAGGACGATGTCCAGATCATGTGGATCGAAGCGTCCAAGCAGTACAGCGCGAATCCACGCATCGAAATCGAATGGGAAGAATATCGTGAACAGCCACAAAGAATCGGAGTTTCTACAGCATGAGCCGTGCCCCAGTTGTGGGAGCAAGGACAACCTCGCCCGCTATACGGACGGCCATGCATACTGCTTTGGTTGCAAGTACTACGAGACCGGGAACGGTGAGCCGCTTCCTGAGATCAAGAAGTCTGGCAATCTGATCGATGTCGTTACCAGTGCGCTGAAGAAGCGCGGCATCACCGAGGACACCTGTCGCTTCTGGGGCTACGGCCTTGGCGAGTACAACGGACAGACTGTTCAGGTGGCCCAGTACATCAAGGATGGATCGGTGATCGCGCAGAAGTTGCGCTTCCCTTCCAAGGACTTCGTCACCATTGGCGAGTTCAAGGGAGCACCGCTCTATGGTCAACATCTGTGGCGGGACGGAGGCCGCATGGTTACCGTTGTCGAGGGAGAAGTGGATGCCCTCACCGTGAGCCAACTCTTCGGCAACAAGTGGCCTGTTGTCTCCGTCCCCACAGGTGCGGCGGGTGCGCTCAAGTCGTTCCAGAACAATCTTGAATGGCTTGAGAAGTTCGACTCTGTCGTGATCATGTTCGATGACGATGAGCCGGGTCGCAAGGCTGCCAAGGAATGCGCCATGCTGCTCACCCCCGGCAAGGCCAAAATCGGAACCGTGAATGGGTTCAAGGATGCCAACGAAGCCCATGTAGCGGGCGAAGGAAAGCGAGTCATCGATGCGGTCTATGGTGCAAAGGCTTACCGACCGGACGGTGTCGTTCTTGGCACTGATCTTTGGGACACCGTCAACGAAGACGATTCCAACGATTCGACTCCCTATCCATGGGCGGCCCTTAACGAGAAACTCCTTGGCATCCGTAAGGGCGAACTGGTTGTTCTTACATCCGGTACGGGCATCGGAAAGTCATCGGTATGTCGAGAGATGGTGTGCCACCTCATCCGCTCAGGCAAGAAGGTGGGACTGCTCATGCTTGAAGAATCAGTCAAGCGAACAGGCCGCAACCTCATGGGCATTCATCTCAACACCCCTCCCTACTTTTGGGCAGATCGTGGGATCTCTGGGGAGCAGAAGCGAGAGGCTTTCGATGCGACCGTGGCGAAGGTTGTACTTTTCGACCACTTCGGATCGGTTGACCCCGAGAACCTCCTCGCAAGAACCCGGTACATGATCAAGTCGTGCGGCTGCGACTACATCTTCCTTGACCACCTCAGCATCGTTGTGTCTGGGCTTGGTGACGGAGATGAGCGCAGACTGATCGACAATGCGATGACCTCCCTTCGTTCGCTTGTCGAGGAGACACAGGCAGCCATGTTCGTGGTCAGCCACTTGCGTAGGCCGGATGGAGACCGTGGCCATGAGGAGGGCGCAACGACTAGCCTTGCACAGTTGCGTGGCTCCCACTCCATTGCCCAGTTGGCCGATGCCGTCATTGGTCTGGAACGCAATCAGCAAGGAGAGGAACCAAATGAACTGGTGCTCCGTGTTCTCAAGAATCGATTTACTGGAGACACTGGCATTGCCGGAATGCTCCGCTACTTCAAGGAAACCGGAAGACTGCACGAACTGGAAATGGAGGTCAACGATGAAATCTGATATTGTTGTCCAACTCCGCATGAACAGCGAATGTCTTGCGCCGTCGATCATGCTTGCAGCAGCAGACGAGATCGAACGCCTTCGCGAGGAGCGCGATGCGGCGAGGCGGGAGATTTGTTGGATGCTTGAATACGCAACTAACGATCCCCAAGAAGAGCACGCGAAGTTTTGGGGTTGGGACTGCTTCTCACAGGAGGACAAGCCATGCCAGTAGGCGGCAGATACAAGAACACGAAGTACGGACACAACGCATCAGGCGACGATGTGTTCTTCATCCTCATCCCGATCTTCGCGGTCGTCCTGCTCATTGCGATGATTGGGGAGGCTCGGAGAGTCAAGAGCAGCATGAACCACAACACTACACAGAAGGAGACTCGCCATGTTCAGTAACACCTGCGCCATGACACTCGCACAGAAGTCCGACCGCATCCTCGCCCAGACGCGGGGCTTGAGCGGAACGACACCAAACGCCACGCAACTCATCGAAGAACTGCGGTCAGCGTTGGAGGAAAACATGAAGGAAGTGCAGCGGCTACGGAAGGAGGAAGGCAAGTGAGCAAGAAGAAACCAAAGACGATTGATGCTTCCTGCCCCGTTACGTTGATGGGGTGCGAAGGAGAAGTGATCGTGGAGATGACTCCGACCGAAGCAGTTTCGATGATCGAAAAGGCATGGCAGGAAAACAGGCGACTGCGGCAGGAGAACGCAACCCTTACCGCCGAGCGCGACGAGGCGAGGCGGATGTATTGCGGACGGGTTTCCCGCGATGTGCCGCTTGATGCGTTTGATATTGCGAAGAATCACGGTTGGGACTGCTTCCCGCAGGAGGACGACAAGTGAGCGAAGTAACTCTTATCGATAAGATGGGCAACGATGACTCCGTGGTCAATGCTGCCCGTGTCTCCTTCTCCAAGGAAGCCAGTTTTTACTCTTTAGAGAGCAATGCCAAACTGATCAACTATTTGGCAAAGCACAACCATTGGTCTCCCTTTGCACACACTTGCCTTTCCTTCCGCATTAAGGCTCCGATCTTTGTGGCTCGACAACTGGCCAAGCATCAGATCGGCCTTGCGTGGAACGAGGTCAGCCGCCGTTATGTGAGCACGGAGCCTGAGGCATGGAAGCCCATTGCACTCCGCAAGGCGGCAGCCAATGTCAAGCAGGGCAGTTCTGCAGAACTTGTGGACAATGATCGAAGCATCGTTGATTTCAATTACGCAGTTGGTATTGCAATGCGTACCTATGAACAACTTCTTCGTGATGGTGTGTGTCCTGAACAGGCCCGAGCCGTGCTTCCCCAAGGGATGATGACGGAGTGGATCTGGACTGGCTCTCTCTACGCCTTCTTCCGTGTTGTTTCGCAGCGCACCAAGCCCGAGGCACAGGAGGAGACCATGAGTGTGGCTCTTCAGATATCGTCAGACTGCTTCCGTGCATTCCCTGTTTCTTGGCAAGCCTTGACTAGGACCAACGAATGATTACCAGATCGATGAAACGAATCGTCCTGACCATTGTCGAGGCATCTCGTGAAGTGTCGGATGCTTGGAAGCGTCAGCAAACAAAGTCCTCACTTGAGCGAGTAAAATTTCTCAATGCAATGAGTAAATTGGAGAAGGCAGTCGAACGCCTAGACAGGATAAGCAATGCGCGAGAGAAAACTAACTGATCAGCAGGTCACCGAGATTCAGGCTCTGGCCAAGACAACCATGAAGAAGGTTGACATTGCTCAGAAGTACGGGATCAGCCCACAATTGGTCTCCACCGTCATTCGGTATGGATACACGAGCCGACCGACCCGCGTCCGTAACCTCAAGGCAGGGGAGGAACCGGGCAGTTGGGAGGAACTTGCAACTTTCTTCAATCGCAAGTATCCTGACGAACCGGGCATCAGCGGAGATGAGGCAAAGCGCATCCACGACATGGCCCTGAAGAAGATTGCCGCATACTGGGCATCGAAGGGAATCACGAAAGCGGACGAAGTCTAGAGTCTATAAGGAGAACGCCATGAACATTTACTTTGACATTGAAACGAACGACATCCACGATTGGATCCACCTGTCTGATGTGAAGACCCTGCTCTGCATGGCCGTCAGCATCGATGGAGAAGAACCCCAGATCGTGGACATCAAGGATGGTCTGACGCTGCTGCAGAATGCAGATCAGATCATCGGCCACAACATCCAGTCATTTGACATCCCGGCTCTTCAGAAGTTGTATCCCACGTTTAAGCCAGATCCTGCAAAGGTTGTGGACACGCTTCTCATGTGCCGTCTGCTTCACGCAGATCAGCGAGAGCGGGACTTTCAGGTCAAGGACTTCCCGAAGGAGTTGGTTGGCAGCCAGTCGCTGAAGGCGTGGGGTATTCGTCTTGGCATTGCCAAGGGCGAGGCTCCTGACTTTACCAAGGACACCGAGCAACTGCGGGAGTATTGCAAGCAGGATGTCCGTGTTACTGCGGCTCTGCATGAGCACCTCCTCAGCCATCCGTCCATGCCCAGTGCGGCTACGGCGGTGACTCTGGAGCACCAGTTCGCAGCCATCATCCGTGAGCAGGAGCGCGTGGGCTTCCCCTTTGACATTGAGTCTGCTCAGCGTCTGCATGGAGCCTTGCTCAAGGATCAACTGTCTATTGAGCAGCAACTGCAGGAGGTCTTCCCTCCCATCGTGACGGAGCGCAAGTCGGAGAAGACTGGTAAGCGTCTGAAGTCCAAGGTCGAGGCGTTCAACCCCGGCAGTCGGCTTCAGATTGCTCAGCGTTTGATTGCCAAGTACAACTGGGTTCCCACTGAGTTGACTCCCGATGGCAAGCCCCGCGTTGACGAGTCTGTACTGGCTTCCCTCGACTACCCCGAGGCCAAGATCTTGAGCCGCTACCTGACCGTGCAGAAGCGTCTGGGGCAACTGGCGGATGGTGACGAGGCTTGGCTCAAGGCGGTGGCTCCTGATGGCCGTCTGCATGGCCGTGTGAACACCAACGGAGCCATCACGGGCCGCTGCACCCACCGCAGTCCGAACATGGCTCAGGTTCCTACGGACAAGGAGTACCGTAGCCTGTTTGTTCCTTCCCGTGGCAAGGTGCTTGTTGGCGTGGATGCCTCTGGTCTGGAACTGCGCTGCCTCGCTCACTACCTTGGCCGTTATGACAAGGGTGAGTACACCAAGGCCATCCTTGATGGCGACATCCATTGGACCAATGCCATTGCCTTCGGTCTCATCAAGGATGTACCGCAGGACAAGGCCAACCCAGAGCACAAGGCAGCCCGCAATCAGGCCAAGGGTGCGATCTATGCGCTGATCTATGGCGCAGGGAACGACAAGTTGGGCATGGTCCTTGGCGGCGACAAGAAGCGTGGCTCCAAGGCTCGTGCCAACTTTGAGGCCAAGGTTCCTGCGTACACGCGGCTCAAGGCTGATGTTGCCCTGTCGCTTGCATCCAATGGATTCCTGCGGGGTCTAGATTCTAGACCGTTGTATCCACGCTCTGAACACGCAGCACTCAACACGCTGCTTCAGTCTGCAGGTGCAGTCGTGATGAAGAAGGCTTGCGTCAATGCATGGATGCAGTTTGATCATGCGATCCATGTGCTGCCCGGTCATCCCCATGTTGAACAGGTTGCTTCGGTCCATGACGAATATCAGTTCATGGTTTCTAAGAACTACGCAGAGGCGGTTGGTAATATTGTCGTATGGGCCATTCAACAGGCGGGCGTAGATTTCGATTTCCGTTGTCCTCTGGACGGCGAGTACCGCGTGGGGGCCAACTGGGCCGAAACACACTGAATGCCTATGCAGCCGGACTGCTTGATGGAGAAGGCTGCATTCGTTGGAACAAGAGCCCAAGCATCGAAGTCACGAACAAACACTATGGAGTGCTTGTTTCAATGCAGGAGAGGTGGGGTGGCAGCGTCAGGATCAAGGACGAAGGTGTTTACGTCTGGACCCTCTATGGCAAGAAAGCCCTGACCTACCTCTCCTGCGTGGCTCGATACAGCATCATCAAGCACTCACAGATCTGCGCCTTGTTTCAGGCTGCTGCAGCAACCGTAAAGTCAGAACGACTTAGGCACATCAAGACCCTCAAGAGACTTAAGAATGTCTACACCAATTGAGTATATGACCGATGACGAACTGATCCACGAACTGAAGCGGCGTTTCGATGAAATGGTGTTTGTCGG